TCACCGTCATCGTGGGCACCGTATACACGGCGGCGTCGTATTCCTTCATCGCGATCTGCACGAGACCGTCACGACGGAGCCCTATCGCCTCCACCCACATCGTCTGGTCTGTCCAGCTAGGCGTGTCGTGATTCACGTTCACCACATCACCTACCCCCAGCTTGAGCGCCTCGCGTTGCGCGACCAGCGCGCAGCCCATATTCGCTCGCCGTTCTAGTAGCTGCTGGCTGGCGATCATCTCTGCCATGTAATGATTCTCGGTGAACGGCAACTCCAGACGCGCCTCCACGCCATAAGCGTTGTCATCGGCCAGATACGAGTTCGTCACGCCCGCCTCGGGCCACATCACGATTTGCGGCTGGTAGCTCAGATCCTTGTCGATGTAGGTCGCGACGAGCGTGTTGGGCGTTTCGTTTACGCCAGTGCGGAGGAACGCCCACTCACCGACGATGTTGGTGCGGTTCAGTTCAAAGGCCTCAGCAGATTGGATCTGGCGGATGAGCAGATGATATTGGCCGTTCTCCATGACCAGCCGCCCAGAACATGACGAGAGCAGGCGCTCCAGATTTGCAAGCGGCCCATTGTCAGGCATCAGGAAGCCGTTGCAGGTGTACCTGTCAGCGAGTATTACATCATCCTCGTCAGTGATTGTGATCGTCACGCTCTCGTCGCAGTAGTGCGCCGCAAGACCGAAGCTCGATGCGTCTAGCAGGACATCCGTTCCGCCTCCAGCGGAGACCGTACTCGTCGCCGCCTCGCCCACATCTGCGGTGAACGATGTGGTATCAGGAGTAGACGCCACGGTCATCCTAACATTCAAATCGTCGGCGGCGATACCGCCAACCGCACTAGCGCCAGAGACGAGCACTTGCTGACCGACTAGCAGGTCGTGTGCGGAGGAGTGCGTAACGGTAATCACGCTACTGGTGTTGGTCGTAGCTATTGGGTTCGTCTGAAGCGCCGTCTGCGCGGCATTGATCTGGGCTGCGGGGATGCCCATCCCGTACCGAGCCGAGGTCATGTAATCGTAGATGCAGTCAGCAGGGTTCTCCGAGTACCTCGCGGCGGCATCCAAATCCTGGCAATTTTTCAGACGGTTTCCGCGAATCTCCAGTGTGACATTTGGGACTCCATTCGTATACACAAGCTCGTTGAAATACAGCCAGAGGACGATGTAGGCCACGCCGACGCCTTCCGCGTCCGTACCCCATGCGCCACCGAAGTCGTCTCCTCCTTCAGCGTTGAGCGCGTAGTCTACCGTCTGGTCGTCGTCGCCATCGTGGATGAAGAAGTCGAGCCAGTAGGTCGAGCCGAATACCGATGACCCACTCGTCGCGTCCGTACCGCGCCACGGCGCTTGGATCACGCTTCGCTCGTCGGCTGGCATCGGGTTATTGCCGCTGGAGTTGTCGCCGAACTCGGGTGACGACAGCACCTTGTCCTCATTGAAGTAGACGTTGGTGACCTCATGGATACCGCTGCCCGCCTCTGGTGCTATCGCGATGGCACCTACGAGGACGAGCACATTCGCGTCAGCAGCCACTCGCGTGTCGACGATGCTCATCCCCACCTTCGCCTTGCCGTAAATAACGGGCAGCGTCACATCGGTGCCGGTGGGGTTGTACTGGATGCTCGCTTGCTGGTCCTTCACCCCATCGTTGAGAAAGTCCAGCCGAGATTTCAGCCCGTGCGCTTGGATAGCCCCGGCCACGACGTTGGCAAGCATGGCGGCAGTAGTCCACTTCGCGCCTGCCGTGTACAATCCTGCCATCCCACCAGTTATGTATAGCGCCCCAGCTATGGCGGCGAACTTCACGATGCCCTTCACGGTATCGGTCATGGCGCGAACCTGTAGACCACTGCTCGACGCCTTAGATCAGAGACTCCGATCCAGTGAGGGCCTTGCACGGGATCGCTCGTCAGCAGCACCTCGTCGTCCAGCGCGAGCGCGAGGCGCGGCATTCCGTTAGCCGTTCCCGGCCTCACGACGACATCGCCGCCACGCAACTCGTCGAGTGGTTGGCGCAACGCGCCGCACCCCTCGAAGTACTTGCTCGCGCTTGTGCCCATCTCGATCATCCACGCGCGAGCTTCCTCGCGAGATGCGTAGTCGATACTCATCAGCGGATGGCCGAACACGATCTCCAGACCTTCACGCAGCAGGGTGCCGCAGTCGGTTTCTCCCCACGCCCACTTCATCCGCCTCTGGCGTTCCCCCCAGAGCAGTAGCTCGCGCTGCCAGTTCGGCACCCGCCTATTCTTCGACGCCACTTTCAGGTCCAGAGTACGATATAGGCGGGTTAGCGCTCGCGCCCTGACGGCCCCAGTACACGGGCTTGCCTACCAGATCGGGCAGCGTTTGAAAAAAGATGTCAGGATTGCTGCTATCGAAAACGTCACCCCGCGCCTGAAGCTGCCGCAGGCTCGCGGTGTTGGTTCTGAGCATCCGGCGGAAAAGGTAACGCGCCATCTCGCTGACTATCGTCGTGGAGACTTTCACGGTGCCCCGTGTGCCTTGATCGGACGGCGTGTGCGCGATCTCCCAACTCGCGTTCATCAGTCCTCCGAACACCTCTATGGCATCGACGCCCGTGCTCGTGAGGATCTGCCCCCAGTAGAGGCGACACGTGCGACCTCGTAAATCATGGTCGAGCACCTCGGTGATCATCGCCGTGTCGACGCCAGACAGCGTGAGCCCGAGACTCTGCCCCGATGGGTCCGTCGTTTCGGGCGGTGGATCGAACTCGATCAGGCCCCCGATGCCCGTCCATGTTAGCGAGTTCCAACTCACGTCACTCGGTGCGGTCGTATATCGCAGCGTGGTGTTGGATGCCGCGATCTCGATGAACCAGACATCCCCGTAGCCTTCCTTGGCACTGATCGCGGTCTGCATCGCCGTGGTCAGGGTGCGGGCCATCTAGGGTGCCTCGCGGAAGGTGACGCTCAGTCCACCGATGAACTCGTCTGGTCCAGCGGTCGAGTCGGTGTAATCAAGTATCACCGCAGTGAGCGTGGCGGACGCGATGGTCAGAGCCGCATTGTTAGCGGGAGAGCTACCCGCAACGATGGGAGGCTCGATGGTGATCGTCGCGTTGCCGCTTCCGTCAGAACTGATGTCTGCGGTTGCTCTAAACAAAACATCCAGCCCAGCGACCGTGAAGCAATCGCCAGCCTTCATCCTGACTGCGGCAGAAGCAGTCCACCCATCGGTGACGAGCGATGTGCCACTCTGATCCGCGCCGTTCACGAGGGGCGTCCCACCGCCAGCACCGTGCGCCGCCTTCCCGCTTCCAGGTACGAGAAGCTCCTGCACGTCCTCGCTCCCAGCGGGCAGTGCAGGCCACGCCTCCTGCCACATCCGCCCCTGTGCGGCCTCTGAGCGCGTCTGGATGGCACCGCTCTGGCCCATGCTGATCAGGCTCCCGATGACCTTGGGGTACGTGACCCTGGCGGGCGGTACGGTGCGAGGGAAGGCGGCCACGACCTACGCGCCCTGAAGCTGGCGGCGGTAAGCTGTCGAGTCCTTCGCCGCCGTAGCGATAACCTCCGCTATGGTCCCGCCCTGCTCCTTGATGAAGCGGGCGGCTGATCTGCCGTCGATTGCGCTCACTGTGAAGTTGATGTTCTGGTTGACGATGATCCCACCACGGGAAGCGTTGGCCGCCCTACCCGAAAGGATCGCCGTCCCTGCCCCCGCCGCACCTTTGAAGTCAATGCCGTAGTCTGCTGAGGTTCCTATGTCCGGCTGCGTATCCCCCGCGACCACGACCGGACTAAAGCCTGTCATTGACTTGGCGAAGTCGCCAAGGTCGAGGTCGAACCTCTTGCTGACTGTTTCCTCATGTACTCGAAGTAGCTGCTGAAGGCGTCCTTACCGCCCTGCGCCGCAGCCGTCATGCGGTCCACAAAGTTCTTGGCGAAGTTCTCGCTCAAATCTCTGAGCTTGTCCTCAAGAGTTTTGACCGCCTCAATGATGACCTCCACGGCGTCCTCCCCATCTTCTCCCGCCTGCTGTAGCACTGTGGGTATATTTCCGAGCGTCGTTTGGAAGTCTTGCGCTACTACCATCCCACCGCTGAACGCTAATTTGAAAGCCGCGCCCATCGCTTCAGCCTGCTCTTCTAGGTCTTTGTCTACCTTCTTTATCTGTTCTACGTTTTCTATGAGCTTGTCCCACTCTTTACCAATCCCCACCCAGTCAAGTGTGGCAGCCGCCTTCATCATCGCCATCACGTTCCCGACGAACTTCAGAGACTCGACGAATACCATCGCCCATGCGCTAATTACGCCCGAGTTTTCAAGGATCTTGTCTTTGAAGTCGATGAACTTTTGCTCGTTCTTCTCAAGAGACTCAAGGATATTCTGGAACGCTGGCATCAAGGCGGTCGCTATCGCATCGCGGATCTCCTTGAAGTTAGCCGTTAGCCGCTTGGCTACGTTCGCGGCTGACCCTTGCGTCCGATTCAAGTCTCCGATTGCGACCCCCGCCCTCTCCGTAATCAGCGCCAGAGTGGCAGTGGCCTTCTCTTGTTGGGTGAGCGACTTGGCTACATCCTTTCCAGTCTGAGCGAAGGCTTTGGAAATCACGTCAGCCTCTAAGATCACCACGCCCAATTGCTTCATCTGCTCTCGCTCGCCTGTAAGCGCAGAGTTGATTCCCATCAAGACCTGTTCGGTGGGGAGGTTGTTGAAGCTGCTTAGGTCGCCAGCCAGCTTCGTGATCTCCATCGCGAACGCGCCCGATGCTTTCTGGCTGAAGCCCAACCCCTGAGCAATCGCCCCAGTGGTAGAGTCGCCTCGTTGATCGTGAGGCCAGCCTTGGCAGCGAAGTTGTCGAGGAACGCCGACACCTCGGCACTCGCCTCGGGTCCGAAGACTGTGGCGAATTTGCTGCCCGTCTCCTCTATGGACGCACCGAGGTCGAATATCTTTTTGGCACCCCACGCAATTCCGGCTAAAGCCGCCGCCGCCTTCACCGCCATAGAGGCCATAGTCTTTAGGGCACCGCCGATCTTGCCTATAGCGGGCCCAACCTTGGCCGCTCCCTTGCGCCACTTCTTTATCTTGTCGCCAGCCTTATCCATCGCCCTAGCGAACGCCGACGTGGATGCCGTCAGGATGACCTTCATCTCGGAGAGAATCATCGGCGCTGCATCTTCTGGTCGACTCTGGCGATCATCTCAGCTTTCTCTCGTTCCTCTGCCTGGATACGACCTCGCGCTATCCATTCCGCAAACTCGGAACTGGACATCCGATCCTGAAGTTCACCTACGGGGCAGCCCATCAGTTCAGCGAGGTCGAACCAAATTCTTCGTTCGCATCGTGATGGGTCTCTGAGTTTTTTTCAAGTTTATCCACGTCACTTTCGGTGATGCCCGACAAGCGGCAGCAGACCTCGAACAGTCGGTTGAGTGCAGTCGCAGATTTGTCGCCTAGCTCGGTCGCCTCCTTGGCCGTGAACAACCGCTCGCCCTCTTCGTCGATGGCGGACATTGCGACAAGTCGGGCCCGCATATTCGCCATCGTCACGTTGCGCTTGCTGTCGAGCGAGCCCTCCTCGAAAGCGTCACGCTCCCGTCCACGCAACTCGCGGAGGAGAACCACGCCATCCCATTCTGGGGTGTCGACCGACTCGCGCTTTAGATCATCGGCCTGAAGGATCTGTTCTTTGGAAAGAACCATGAGACTGCCTTTGTGAAGAGAGGGACTTGGGCCTGCATGTTACGATGTAGCTCTGGTCAGCGCCGAGGCGCTTTGGAACGTGGCGCTTGCCATCGCTTGATCGCCCACCGAACCGCCGATGGGGTTGTAGCTTTCGAGGATGCTCGTGCCGCTGTAGCTCGGGTTCGTCGCTGACACCGAACTGCTCGTCGGCTTCACGACCAGAGCGGCAGTGTTACCGATACCGAGTAGCGGCTCCAGCGTAGCGTCGACCTTCGACGAGGCGTAGTCCTGAAGGAACTCCACGCTGAAGCTCCACGTAGCCAGCCCTGCGGTATTACTGACAAAGGCATCGCCCATAGCCGTGTCGTCCGCCATGTTTTGCCCAGCGTCAATAGACACTGAGCGGACATGAGTTGAGAGATCCACGCCCTCCACCGACAGATAGGCGTCGTACAGCACGAAGGTAGCCATCTTGTTCTCCTAAATTATGCCGAGTGAAACTATGAAATCGAACGAGCCCGAGAGGGTCCACTTGACGCGCCAGTAAGCATCCGTGATCGCGCCCGCCGTGGATAACATTTCCGCGCCGACAGCCGTGAACCGCGTGTGCGTGATGCGTGTAGACTCGCTGCCCCAACCCGAGTTGGGCGAACTCTCAACGATAACGTCGAGCGTCCCGCTGGCGGCAGTGACGTGGAG